GTTTGGAATGAGGCTTGCCCACAAAGTATTTGCGAGGAATTTGATCCAGACAAATACAAAGATTTCAAGCTCTCACTAGATACGTAAGACGCATCACTACCCAGTTTAACGTCATTTGGCAGGACAGTATCGGTAAAAACAAACAAATCAAACACCCCAAAGGTTGGGGAGATTAGGTAATGCAATAACAGAAACTCCAAGAATGCCAGTATCAGTAGGATACGAGCCAGTTGGAACTGTAAAAGTTGCTACAGCATTGGCTGGCGCAGTAAGTAAGACGACAACCCCAAAGGAGTCGCCCTGCAAAGCACCAAGGCCAAAGAAGTTCGTAACAACATTATTCGAAGCAGCATGCATATTAACATAAACTGGAGCAAATCCGGCATAAGTGCCAGCAGCAACAGCAGCAATGGAAACAAGATAGTAGCCGCCAGAACCAACAGGGAAGGAAAGAGTGTTAAGGTTTGTAGTGATGGCAATGGTGCTAGCAGCACTCGGCAAAACACCACCAAACAAGTTATTGGTAGACCAAGAACTACTAATCCCATAATAAGCAGAAGAACCAGGAGCAGAAACAGTACTAGAAACTTGAGGTTTACAGAGCTCGACATCATAAGACGCCCAAAGCTCTCCGACGACATTATTCTGACCGGTTTGCGCTCCAAAAGTGGCGACAGTAAGGGTGCACAAGTCAAATAACTTAATGTCACCAGTAACAGCACCAGTTCTAATATACTGCTTAGGAAGAACAGTCTCAGCCGGAGCACATTCAACAGGAAGGACAGTATTCTGAGAAGGGACAGTATCAACTGACCACATCTCATTCAACAACTGAGTCTTATTAACAAAGGTGGGAGCATCAGCACGGTACTGAGCAGCGAGCATAACGCTACCCATAGCCGTGTTGGTACCAGAAACAAGAGCAGTAGCACTTGTAGACTTGTATTCGAAGACTAAACCCTTAAAAGAGTATTCCTGAAAATTCTGAGCAACAGCAGACAAGTAAGGAAAAGTAGTGGCCAAACCAGGATTAATTGCAAATGGATAAGTGAGGAAATTAGAACCATTCATAGTAATATCACCGATATACTCTCGGTGCTTAATACGAACAGACTCATTAGAACTATGCATAATCGGGACTTGTGAGGTGGCATTCCAAAGAGAATTGGTCATGGCATATGAGCCAGAACCAAAAATCTTAGGAAAACCAAAGAAAGATGAAGCAAGATTGCCACCCTTGAGGAGCAAACGCCCAAGGTCGGTGACTTCAGAGCCAGGACGATTGTTCATTTGCTTGAGCATGCGGGTGACAGTTGCAAGCTCATTATTGGAGGAGGTGGAGGCCTTCTTAGGCCTCTTAGATTTAGTTTTTCTTTTTGGTGGCATGTATTGGATCCCTCGCCACAAGAGACTGTTCATCGTGTGAAACCATGAATGGAAACCCGTGCAGTCGTTCGACATTCCGCTGTTAAGCTTAGTAGTAAAACATGTTTCAGATTGGGCGGTACCACATGTGTGGCCCTACCATGAAAACATATCGAACGGGTACGTAAATATTTACTGGCAAATTGGCGGCACCTAAAGGCCTTCCAACTACCAAACGTTTTGGGTAATCACAACACACAACCCAATGGTTAGCAACCACCCCACCCTTTATACGTCTGGTGCGACGTTTCATGACACGTTAGAAAGGTAGTGTTAGCCACCTCTCAACATCAGGATCGTTAAATCCCAATATTGAGCGTGTGCTATAAGACTTTTCAATACTCAACTGTTCCTCTGGAGAGATACCGAAAGCCCAATAGAAAGAAGCTCGAGATTGTTCACTCGGTTCACCATGTGAACGAGAGCAACCTTCAGCCATCTTTCGGACGCCCCAACCCCAAACATTACTAAGAGGTTGGGCTTTACGTCCGACGGAAGACCGTAAGTACATACTGTAAAAACTATCCCAAACTGGAAGTGATCCAGCAAGGGCAATGCCTCCAGTACCTACGGCCTTAATCCAACCCAAGAATTCAACAGGTCGGTAATACGGGTGCATACAAGTAGCATCTTTAGAGATAGCCACCCGCGGGTCACGCACCATTGTGTAGTCAAATGCCCCTGGCCCAACCCAGACAGGTTGAGCTTGACAAAAGGAAATTTGCTCAAAGGTGTAGACTGGCTCTTCAATTACCATTGTAAAGCCCATCTCACGAAACCACCTAGGAGCAGACGCACGAAACTTTTGATATTCATGTGACTCCATAATAACAACACAATCATCACCGTTATTGACCAACTCAATCACAATGGATAGCTCAGCAGCATAACTACTAACCATAGCGCACATAATCAAACATGCACCAAGACTAGTATTCATATCACCACTGGCCCGAACTCCATTTGTTGTATACTCAACTTCGCCGTCACCAACTCTTCCAAAACATTTATTGGACAATTGTTGACGTGTAAGACTTCGAAGTCGATCCTTATGCTTCTGTTGCCAAAAACACAAATCATACACTGAGTGCTCCCACATCAATGCATCTTTCGACACATGCTGATCAAAACGGGACGCATCCATACCAACCGCAACAGGCTTCTTAAACACATTCCACTTTCGTGAAATAGCAGAAGCAACTTGGGTCGCATTCATACCTTTCATAACCGTATCACGTCCCATAACTTTACCGATACTTTTAAATATTCGCTCCTCGATTGGCCTTATAAATCGTCCAATCTCAATGTTAAATCGAGGATCTCTAGGGGAAATCACCCGCGGCACAGGATCTTTAGAAGTGAAATTAGTCTTCTCAAACTTCAAAAAGGTCTTAATATAAGAATCTTTCGCCCGCAATGGGATTACATCCAACGAGTCACACGCTTTTTGATAGTTCACCCGCTTGCGGCCCGAATAGGTTTCGACAAATGCTTGTCGACTAATAGGGGCGGTCGAGGGAAGGTGAACCTTCAAAAGGTCTGTGAATCGCTGGAGGCGAGCGAAAAAGAATGCCTTATTAACAGGCCTTGGCGGCTCACAAAAGAGACCGTCTTCATTCTTAACAAAGAAGACTCTCTCTTTAACGGCACGCTCCAAGGCATTAATGTCATCATTATATACAGAGAAAGTCAATGGGGGAGCGACCCCATCAACGACGACAAACTTTCTCTGTTTGGGGGTACCCTCAATTTTACGTGTTACCAAACTAGGATGGTCGGGTGCACTACTAATAGCACAATCCACCCCTAACACGAAACGTGGGCACCCCTAACCACTTAGGTCTCTGGGGCGTCGGAACCAACCAACACCCCAGTCCCAGTAAGTGGCCTGAAGCGCAGAAATGCGGTTACGAATAACAGCAGTCTGCATCATAGCCTTAGCTTCAAGTTCTGCTCTTGACGGGACAAAGCATAACTCGATTGCAAAAGGCATCACCATTGGAATATCAGCACGACGCATATCTTTTAACGATGAGATATGGTCATGGATCCACTTTCTTGCTACAAGCTCGTTTGATTCAGTACGTAACTTGAATCCAAAACGCGCTCGACATGCAAGAGCTGCAAGCGCCGCAATCTTACGAATGCGGTTACACCTATTTTCTGGTGGAGAAATAAGGGCTTCTTGTACAGTCTCCTCACTTTCGTCACAATGAGCGACGGTCTCCAAAGCATGGCGCTTAGCGCTCTCAGAAACATGACCGAACATGTACCATGAACACACAGCTTTAACCAATACGTTGGAGAATAAGGCGATTACTGATATCAGCAAAAGGAAAGATAAAACTTCCATTTCGCCAAAGATCGTTCGCACTAAAATAAGCATCTAAAGTAGCTTGTCTCCTTACGGTCTTACAACGACAGCGGGCAACAAGCGTAAACAATGC